CAAGCGACATTTCCCACACCACATCAATCGGAGTTGAAGAAACCGAAGCGAGAATTAAAATTGATCGAACCCAATTCAGGGGTTCGTTGGTTCGTTTCCCAAGTCATCTTCATCCTCTACTTCTTCATCGGGCATTCCAATAATCTGCCCAAGTATTTCAGTCGCATCGGTTATTCCATCAAACAAGTTCATCACACTATTTTGTGTGATCTCTTTGTGGTTGCCAGATACCGAACGCCACAATAGCCAAGACAATCCTGTGAAGGTCATGGCTTCGTTAAGCATGGCATCAATGTCAAGCGGTGTCTTTATCCACTCGGAATAAAGGATTCGCTTTTCACTGTTTGGCAATTCTGATTTGTTGATCTCTTTTCTTCGCTCGTTTTTCAAGTGTTCACAAAAGCCTGCCCAATCGGATAAACCAAGTTGGGCAAACTCATATTGCGAACCTCGAAGCGTAACATAAACAGGACTCTTGATTGCTTTTTCAATCGTTGTCATTCTGCACCTCTTTCTAAATTACGCTGACTTTGTCCAAGTCGGTGAACCTGTACCTCGGAACGTGTACGAAACTTCGTTTGCCCCATCAATGTTCACAGTTGTATCAATTCCTGTGATGATTATATCGCCAACGATTTCACCATCAGTTGAATCGTCAACAAATCTGAACGCACATGAAGCGGCTGTATCTCCAATGCCGCCTGTCGCGGGGTTGGCATCAGGTGTAAGACCTTCAGCAGATTCTGAATCCCACAACGCTGTCCAACTGCCCGACCATGAACGCCGACCCGCAATGTAGGTATCCCATTGCCCTGTTGCGTTCATCGAGGAAGTATCAAGTTCTGCACCCGCAAAACTGATCGACCACTCCTTCACGTTGGTATCTATCCCTGTACCCGCGAAGGTAACCTTTCCACTCAAACCATTTACTACTGCCATTTTTCTAGTCCTTCAATCCTGTGGCAACATAGTCGCAGGTATGCCGCCATGATGTTCCCTCCAATAAAGGAGGGGCTTCGTTATCCATTCGCATCTGCGTTTGCGAATGTCCACTTATCGTGTAAGTTGCTCTTGATAATACGCCACGCAGCGCATCACTTATGTCCATACAGGCTCTTGCGCCCGCTTCTTCACTTTCCCAAATATCAAATTGGTATCGAATAAAATATCCATCGGTTTCCATTACGTTGTCACTCACAATGCTTATGACATGAAAAACTGCATAAGGGTAAGTTTCATTTTTATCTGCTTGCGAATAGCGCAGCCTTCCTGCCGTTGAACCATCGCCACCGATAGATGTATTGAAAGCGTTGTCTGCCGTCAAGAAGTCATACAAACCAATTACTACATTTGCTAAATCAACTGCTGCCATTTCCGCCTCCACTAACAAAACGACCAGAGTTTGGATCACGGAACGAACCGCCACCACCTTTCGATGCTGCCTTCATTCCTGCTTCGATTACCGCGATGATTTCTTTTTGCTTGTTGTCAAACGCGGGTCGCAAATATGGTCGCGGTGCCATGTTTTCTGTTCCAAGTTCCAATGCCGCACCGTACTCATCTGCGGGTGCTGTTGCCCCCACTCTTGCAATAAACTCGCCCCACCCTGTTCTTGCACCCTCAACTTCAATGGCTCCCGCGAGAGTGCTAGTTTGTTTGAACGGCACTTGCCCCGCCTTCGATCTAAACTTTCCTTGATGACCTTTGTTTTGATTCAACAACAATTTGGTTTCACGCTGAACAATTGTTGCGCCCGCCATGATTGCCGATTCCAAAGCATTCTTGGCATCAGAAAGGTAAGTTGCCGTCATATCGTCAAGATGACCAATCTTTCCACTGACCGATGAAGAACCACCGCCCGATGCTGCTGATGTCAATGCTAAAAGTGGAAGGGGCATCAGACTTCTTGCTCCAATACCAACTTCAAATATGAACCCGCCGAGTCAATATCCAAAACCGCACGAATCAAATATGTTTCGCTGCTAATTGAAAGACGATCACCAAGTACGATGTCGGGTGTGCCAGAAGCATACCCATGATGTGACACATTCCATTCTTCGCGTTGGTATTCATCTCTCTTAGCACCCGACAATGGTTGCAGCATAATGCTTATTGTGCTGCTAGTTGCCCAAGATTCAAGCGTTGCACCGAACGCATCGCGTGTCAGTGTCTTGCGTTGAACGATTGCTGTTGTGTTTGAAAGTGATGCTACACTCACAATGAAACCCTCGAAAATCTTGCAAGCCTAGATGATGGGCTGAATGTTACCTGTGCGGCGAGTGCATAAGAATAATCGCCCAACTTCTCTGACTTCACCGCCATGTCTTTGTCTTTTAGATTCAATGCCGCTTTTGCCGCAAAGATTATTTCGTATTCTACATCTGATGGAATAGTTGAGAATCCCGCCGTGTATTTCACCCGCACATCATGGTACGGATAACCCGATCCACAACTGCCGTAGAAATCTATCATTCCAATCTTGTAATCGGTTTGGTATTCGCCTGTGTATTGTTCCCAACTTTGCAAAGTTAGCAAGCCCAAACTTGCAGCCTGAACCCCACGCCGTTCGAGCATAGTTGAATCGCCATTGTTTACCAATGTGCCTGTCCAACCCGATGTTCCATCTATTGCTGTTGCAAGTGCTGTTACCGATGCACTGCTTGCAAATGTTTTTGTTGTTGTTGTTGTTGTGCCATCGCTTGCGACTTCCCGCAAGATCACAGATACATCAGTCACCTCAACCGTTGGTGAAAGATTACTGCCTGTGTATTCGATTGTCAGCGCGTCTTGAAAACTTGCACCCACAAAGTTTATGCCTGTAACATCTGGGTCGGCAAACGTGCCAATACCATCTTGCCCGATGTCAAGTATCTCATCCTTATCTGTTGAAAGGATGTCACGATCAAGATGGGTTTCCATCTTTGCCCACAAATCCGTAATCAGGACTTCAAGCAAAGTGTCATCATCTGAGCCACTGATATTGGCTACAAGTTTTGTTCTTGTAACCAGAGTTGCGAGTTGTCCGACTGATAGTGTTGACATGATACACCTCGACTTCCAAGTGGGGGGGGGATTATACCCCCCTCACTTTTCAGTCATAAGATCAACTTACAATTTCATCCACTGTTGAGATGTCATTGTCGCTTGCAGGATAATATCTTGGCAAGCCCATCAAGATTGCAGAAGAATCCGATGCGTCTGTACCAACTGTCATCACTGCCTTTACATATCGACCATCGTCTTGAAGTTCATCAAATCGAAGATTGATAATTGATTGCTTGTCCGAATCAGTTCCCGCTTGGGTAAGTTGTGTAATCGCCTTACCTGTTATGTCGGAAAAAGAGCCGCCGCTACTTGTTGCATCTTGCAATTTGAAATCCACGGTCGATCCTGATTCCATCGTTCCTGTTTGAACAACTGCAACGATTCGACTCCATAGACTCATATCTACTTCGTCACTGTCGTATGATGCTGCTGCGTTGGCATCTGGGTCAATAACGCCCACGATTGCCCACTGTTCTGTACCTAGTGCTGTTGTCATTTTATTACTCCTCTAAGCCTTATGCTCGTTCTGCTAGTGTTACGAATCCACTCATGGTGTTTGAACCATCACGCGGTGAAATTGTTGAACTCATCCAAGGCATACCATCCATACGCATTCGGAACTTGAACGCAACTGCATCTTGGTCGAACCAAAGATGTATAGAAGATGATGCTTCAATGCCACCAGATTTTGTAGCGGTTACATATTGCGAAAGATTGACAAAGTTTATATCGCCAACATCGCCAAGTGTTTCACAGTGTTGCGTTGCAACAACAGGTCTGCCAAGTAGCGTTCCAAATGGTGAACCACTTATGCCGCCCGCAGGAAGATATATTCCTGTGGAAATTGCCATCGTGAACAGTTGTTCTTCGATGTCTTGGTTGATGAACCAAACTCCGCCAGATCGCCAAGGTGCATACATTCGTGACCACATCGAAGCAATGTTTTCGACCTGTACGGTGTCTGCTGCTTGACCAGATACTTTTGCAACTGTTACCAATGCACTGCTGTTCAAGAAACCAAGTGGTTGTCCTGCACCTGTACCACGGAAGATTGCTTCGCCCGCTTTGAACTCAAGTTTTTCGCCCGCTTTGCGTGAAACAAAAGATTCCATTGCCGCAGAATCGGCAAGCAACTCCTCGGTACACGGAACCAGACAGGTCAATTTCTTCAACCTGAGATTTTTCATTTTCAGATTCGGTTTTGACTGGGCGATGGCATCACTCTCTCCCTCCCAATTAGCGAGGATTCCACCACTTGTTTGCCAAGCGGTTGTTTCGTCATCTGGGAAAGTGATGCTGTTGCCACTTAGTTCATACGAATCAGTTTGACCAAGCAATGATTCTTCACCCGCAACGAACGAATAAATATAATCACGAAACTCTGGTGGAACAGCAAAGCCGCCATCAGCACCAACAGTTTCATTTCCATAAGTTGAAAGTGCTGCCTTTGTCCAATCAGTTAGTTTGTCAGGCGTACTTCTACCATCTGCGGCTTTTGCAACATCAGCGTAAAACTCGCCAACTCTGTTGTATCCACCCTTCTTGTCAAATGAAAGTCGGTCTACACCAACTTGAACATCTGCACTTGCTACTGGTGAATCATCTTCACCAATAGACTTGCCAAGCAATTCCATTTCGTTTTTCATATTTTCTTTCTCCGTTCGGAGTTCTTCGATTTCTTCTGCCATCTGAGCCGTTGACAAGTCAAGTCGCTGTTTTGCTCGTTCATCCCACATATTTTCAATGTCGTATTCAACGCCCTTGATTTCCACTGTTGCGGAATCAAGTTCGGAATCGTCAAGATGTTGTTGAACTGCATCAAGCGTTTCTTCGCCTTCGTACCCTGCCGATAGCAGATGTTTGATAAAGGTTTCCCAATTCATAATTTTCTCTCTATTACGGTTCGCGTGTTCGCTGTGCCACAGCATGAATCGGGGGAAGCCATCCACGGAGTTGCTTGCTTGATTGCAACCTAGCCTAATTTCAAACGAGCAACGCGCTCGCCTATTTGTAAACGATTTCTCTTGGTGTTCTCTTGCACTTGTCCGCTATCAATCTTCCACTCGTCCGCAAGCCACTTGTGATTCTTTGCCACTTGGAGGACGAGAGAATCCTGATTGCTCGGTACGTTCACGATAGAGAACTCAAGCAACGACCACTTGGATATAACATTGCGGACATCATCGCCAAACTTCTTGAAGTCCTTGTCGGTAGGTTCACGCATCTCCAAGGGAATAAATCCAACCGAAAAGGCTTTCAAGATTCCCTGTTGGAACAAATTGAAAACGGTATCGGGTATCCACTCAACACTGCTTGGATGTCCTGCGGGTCGCTCTGCAAATTGTACTTCTGCAATGATGCCGTCCGATTGCCGCTTCACTGACAAAGCCCTACCAACTGGCAACCCGCCTTGGTCATGGTTCAACAACACAACAGGATTCTTGCGGAAGTCTTTGAGATCAATACCGCTTGGCAATAATACTTCGCCATCTCGATCAATGGATGTTGTGCTAATCCTCGCCACAACGGTTCGTGGCTTCATCGCCTTCGTGTCTTTTTCGATTGTCACATCAAACAACGCAAGACGTTTTTGTTCGTTCTCCACCACCAACTCCTCGGTTGCCATTTCTATTTCTTCACACTGTTCTTTTTCCATTTGTTCAATCATCTTCGTTGTCCCTTTTCCAAGTGTACAAAATATCGTTTATCCTTCTGAGTATTCCTGAACCCCACTGTTCTTGGCAAAGGGTAGTCACCTCATCAAGTTGCCCACTCCATTCCATGTAGATCGCTTGTGGGTGTTCGTCCATTTGTTTGCAAACGATTAAAATACGCGCAGGTTTTTTAGCAGTCATGGCTATAAATCCCATCATAATTAAGCACCTCCTGTAATAATCACAGGCAAAATGTCGCACATACAATTCGGGTGAATCGGTGCGCCTTGTAGTTCGCGGTAGTCCGCAACCATCGGCTTCTTGCCCTTCACTTCTATCTGTTCATTGAATCCAACCAACGCTGTTGTCAGTTCGATATTTTTGCCCTTCCACATCTTTGCAACAGCATCGCAATACGCACAAGCCTCTGGTGCAAGTAGAAACTCTTTACCCTTTACCACGCCGCTTTGCTTCCAACCTTCAATCAATGCGTTGGTTTGTGCAAAGGCGGTTTCGGTTCGCACAATTCTATCGGCTTGGTACTTGTTGAATATGCCCTTGCCTTCCTCTTTCAATCCCCTCAACTTCTTCGACATCTGTTGTGGGTTCAATCCATCTGCAACACCTTGACCAAGTATTTTGCTTATGCCGAGTTTGTGCGTTCCTGTTGCAAACTTGCTCACTTGGTTTGTTTGTTCAAGAAGGAATTGTTGAACGCGGGTGTTCTGTAAATCGAATACCGTGGAGGCTGCTTCGGGCAAGCCCTCAGAAACAAAGCCAACCGTCACCGATTGAATTGCCGATGATCCTGTTGCCTCTGCTATTGCTGCCAAGTTCCCGCCAACTGCCGCAGCCATATCATCTGCCCAGATCGCCATTTGTTCTTCGTTCATGACTTGGTCGATGACTCGATCATTGAACGCAACCGACACACTTCCCTTGGCGGCTTTCATATTGCGTAGGCTTTTAATAATATCATCTGCCATTCTGTTTTGTGCCTTAAATACATCGTTCACAAAATCAGGGTCAGGCGTTGGGTCGTTGTAAGTTTTGTTGCAACCACAATCAATCTTTTCTGTTCCTAGCCATAACCCCTTTTGAGATACAACGCTTGGAAGTTCTGGTTCTGCTGCTTTTGTTTGTATTTCTTCGGTAGGTACTTTGTCCAACTCGCCAACCTGTACATCTGCACCAACAAGATCGAGCGGCATAATGTCCAAGCGAATCATCGGTGTTTGTGATTCGGGCGTTTCAAGTAAAGTTTGCCCTTCCATTTCCCGAACCTCGTCAACCGTGAAACCACTTTTGAGCATTGAAGCCCGCTCGTCAATCATGATTTTCTTATCTTCAATGATAGGATTGTCGTGAATTAAAACCAAGCGATCAGACCACATCGACACCAATTGCTCGTTCAATGTATCCTCAACCTTTTGCACCATCGGCATCACAGAATTGCGAAGGAATGTAATGCTGCCTTCCTTTGCGTTGGCTAAGTTTACATCGTCACTCGTAATCAAAGACTTCGGTACACCGAATGCAATGGCGATCTTGTCACGCAGCACATTATCCTGCTCAACGCTTTCAAGGTCACGCGGCGTTCTGCCAAGTGGGGTGATGTCACCTTCACCTGAAAGGATTGCAACATTCTCTCGGCGGTTGAATAGTTTGGAAAACATCTTTCGCCATTCGCTGCGGAATGCTTTTTTCTGATCTACGCTCATTCCGTTCTTGGCAGTCACAACATAATCAGGCGAACCGCCTTTGTTGTATATCCAATCAACGAACGATGCGTGGGCAAACTCGGCATCCACTGTTTTGATCCAAGCCTCCAAAGCACCGAACCCACCAAGCGGGTCGAACGGATCGAAGCACCTGAACCACAACACATCTTCTGGTTCAAAAGTTTTCTTGTTTGACCCTGTGCCATACTCAAAGCCCGCCACAAACTTCTCGGCATCGGGCAAGACTTTCATCAACTGTGGCTGCATTCGCCAAATACTTGTTGGCGGCTTGTTTGGATTGGGCTGTACCTTGGCATGGAATGAACGCCCGAAGATGTCCATGTCGGCATAAATTGATTCTCGCCAACTGAATCCTTCGGTGTATTGGTTTACATTCGTGAGCAGGGTAAGCAATGGATGGTCGGTCAATTCAACCATGTT